TTATCCCACTTTATTTCCTACTGAATAAATTCGTGGACATAATTTATCGAAGGCAAGCGTGAATAAATAAGTATAGATAAAGAAGAAGATTAATATAGTTATTTCCATACTTATTGCTTTGATAAAACCTACATTATACCACCACATATAAAGTGGAATGGTAAAGAAAAATAAACCTAATTCAAAACTTATTGCATGGATTAGTCGTACTATGACAGTCCGTTTTTTTATTGTTAATTTTAACTCAATTAATTCAAAGAAAGAATTAAAAATATAATTCCAAATCAAAGCAATAACAGAAACCGCAATTGCAACAGGGAGTGAATTATGTGATTGACTTTGGCTTAATATGGTCAGTAAAACAGTGCTTAATAAAATCGCGAGAGTTTCAAAAGTAATAGCGTAAACTAATTTACGAGGGCGGGGTTTTAGATAAAACATGTATATTCCTTTTATAATAAAAGTCTGGACCGCCCCAGAATAAGTTTTTTTAAAGCCGCGGTTTCCGCTTATTTATTATGGTAGACAAATTAAATAAAAATTTCTATCTCTCTGTGTATTAAAAATAAACGTTAAAATTACCTATGAGATAAAGCTATAAATCTTTGCTGTCTGTGATAAAATTCCCCCCGAGTTACGATAAGGCTCAGCGATATTATAGATATTTACTTGATAAGTAAGTGTTCATCTCTATGTGCAAACCTCGCGAGGTAAAGTGAGAAAATTGTCGTAACGTACTGAATACATACGAAATAAAAAGCTTACAAGTGATCTTGCGTATAAGCCATCAAAGTTATTCCAACCAATTCCAATCTGTTTCAAAAATCCAACCTAACACTATATAGATATTGAGTTTCCCTTTCTCGTATGTTTCACTCTGTTTCATTCGGTTTAAGTTCGTGCCATGAAATTTGTGTACATACCTGTGTACACAGTTAAAGGGATGTACACATGCTAACAGATGCGAAACTAAGAAAGCTTCATAATGTACCAATAGAAAAGCGTATTGAGATAGCTGATGCTCAGGGGCTATCTATTCGAGTAACACCAAAGGGTATGATTATTTTCCAATTCAGATATCGCTTTAATGGTCGCCCTAGAAGAATGACGCTTGGCGAGTATGGAACCATATCTCTTAAAGATGCTAGGAATTTAGCTCAAGAAGCTAGGAACATATTATTGGAAGGCAAAGATCCAATTATTGCCAAAGAAATGGAAATAGCTGATGAGGGTAAAAAGCTATCAGTAAACGAGTGTATAAATGAATGGTTAAAAAGCCCTCACGCACAGAAGTTAGTAAAACATGATTTCTGGAAGAGGGCGTTACATCGTCACGTATCCACTAGTGTTGGTAAAATGATTGCTGAAGATATGGTTATTGCTCATTGGCAGCCTGTTTTTAAGAAAATGAGAGATAACGGATCCCCAACAATGGCAACCGAGATTCTTTCAAAAATGAAGCAGGTATTTTCATACTGCATTCGTTCTGGAAAATTGGCTGTTAATCCACTTTCTGAATTAAGAGCTGATGATGTGGGAATGAAGCCAAAGGCAGGAAGGCGATATTTTAGTGATAAAGAGATTGGTATGTTTTGGCGGGCTGTCGATAACACCAATATGACTAAGCAAAGCAAAATATTTATTAAGTTGGTTTTATTAACAGGATGTAGAGGTGCCGAACTTAGACTTGCTAAAAAATCAGAATTTGATTTAAAAAACAATATATGGACAGTTCCCGATCAGAATTCTAAGACAAGGGATGGATTTAGTAGAGGATTGTCTGATGAGGCTGTTTCTTTATTAAATGAAGCGTTTTCATTATACCCAAGCTTTAAACAAGTATTTCCTCCTGCAAACCTGAAAGAGGATAGGCCAATGGCCGCTAGTGTATTATTAAACATGGCTATTCAGGTTGGTGATGCAATGAAGGTTAATGATTGGAGTATGCATGATCTTCGCAGAACCGCAAAGACAAAAATGAGTGAGCTTGGCGCTCCTCCTCACGTCTCTGAAAAAGTGTTAGGCCATAAACTTGGTGGAGTTCTTTCTGTTTATGACCAACACGAATATATAAAAGAGCAAATAGATGCAGTAAATAGCTTGGCGACTCACATATTATCCTGCACTGAATAACCTTTGCTTTTGAAAAATTCAATAACTTCATTGTATTTATATAATGCGCCTCCGTTAATAGGGGCGTAATTACTATCGGGTTCTGGAAATGGTGTTCCCTGAGCGATCCATTCTTGTCTTTTTCTCCAGAATGTTGTGCGAGATATTCCGCCTAGCATCCCTTGAATTTTACTTCTACAAATTAAAAATTTTGGAATATTGTCATCCATTCTTCTCTTCCTTTTGCAGATTTCTGATGTATTGGTACATAACATCTTTGGTGTTGTACTTTGTGTGATTTAGAGGCTTAAACTTCGGTGTGTATTTATCGAGGATCTGAGTGGTAAGTTTGTCGTTGGGTATTCCGTGGCTTCTGAGTTCGATTAAGCATTCCTTTGCTATTTTCCTTCGTGCGTTCTCCATTGCTTGTGTGTTCATAGTCTTTGCCTTTTATTACGCAAAGTGACCATATATGATTTACGACAGTTTTCTATTTCGACGGGATAGATATTCTTTCCTATCTTTATTTTGTGGCTAACGATTATTCCAGTTCTATTATATTTCTTTTTATGGGCTTCCAGTGCCTCATTAATAGCAATCCTTTCTGTGGGTGTAACTTCACCGCGAATTATTAATCTCATAATTCACCTATATTAATTGAATGCTTTCTTCTGCTTGGTCGCCATATACATCCCAATCACCGTATTTCTCTCGTGCAAATAATTCGAGTCGAGGAACATCTCCGTATAATTCTTCTAACCTATAATGTATTTCTTTTGGCTTTTCGCTATGCTCACCAAGGCATGAATAAATAACTTGCCTAACACTTGCAGACTTACGAGGTAATCCATTTCCTCTTGTGGCTATTAAACACATTTCGATATTTTGACGAGTATAATTACCGCAATTAATCTTCGTCTCATTGTTTAATATTTCCATGAAATCGAAAAAATCTTCTGGTGGTTTTTTATTTATTCTATCTCCTGCATTTTTATTTAATTTCACCCATGCGAACCCAAACATATTTTTAACTTTAAAATCCCATGCTTCGGCTAGTTTAATAGCTTCGAGTGCAAAGTTTCCGGTGTACCACATAAATAGTACGGCATTTTTAGAGGAGTGTTTTTCTATTGGTAATCGGGAGAGGGAATATAAGTCAGTGGTGTTGTAATGATTGTCTGCGGCGCCATTTGAAACCTTGTTATTGTAAGACCAAGGTGGGTCGCACAATATCAAGTCATACTTTTTCATTCTCCGCATCCTTGATTAATAAAAATAATTCCATGGCCTTGCGATAAAAATTGGCATTATAATTTTCCAATCCATTCCACACACTTAACTCTGGGTATTTAGCACAACCAACATCCCATGCTATTCCATCATGAGTTATAGATATGAAATTATCTTTAATAATTGGCATTGCGTTGGCTGGACTATTGCAAGGGTCAAAGTAGGCTATGGGAAGAAAATCTCCGCTATCCATTGTTGCCAGATATATCTCTTGCTTTTCTTCTGAAGCAATGTAGTCTCCATTTAAAACCAGATTAGCAACCTTTTTATTAATCTCGAAGTCAGATAGTTCGGTGTATTTATTCATTAATTAACTCCCAATATTCGCAAATTCCTTTCCTGATAATTCCACCTGCTTCTAAATGACCAATTATACAATTAACCTGACTTTTAGAGTATTCAGGACTACATAAGTAATATAATTCAGCATTTGTCAATTTGTTGTATTTTAGAAGATTAATTATTCCCTCTTTTAATTTATTCATCTCTCATCACCTCACCACAAATAACTTCAACATTCCTCACTGACATTAAATATTCAGCACGTTTATTGCATTCCGATTGCGTGTATAAATCCTCAGATATTGGCACTGCATGATTGTTCATAATTAACAGTAGGACGAATAGCTTCACGTTTATTTTCTCTATATGCACATTTAAATATGTGAGCAATAACATCTACAGTCCACGCATTGCCATAGCATTTATATGACTGTGAATTCGAGACTATATTTTCACACCAGCCATCGGGGAATGTTTGCAATCTGGCAAATTCAGTCGCTGTTAATTTCCTATAATTACTGCAATCCAAGGCTATTTTTGGTTGCCGATGCCCCCCTGACACGTTGATAATGTAGGTGATTTACCATCAGTAGAATAAACTCTCAATATCGTTTCATTTCCTTTTATATCAACAGCATTTCCGATATGAATTAATTCTGACTTACTGTTATTTATATTTGTCCTTTGCTCATATGGCCTAAGTTCTGAGTTAACGCAATCAATAATATCTTTCAGTAAAATACCTTTATCTTCTAGCTGACTTACTTCAAAATTAGTCCAGTAATAACGCTGTCTATTTTGTGCTGATAATAATGAACTATTAATAAGATTTTTAAATACTTTACCTAATGCGCTTTCAGTGTGAAGCGTAATATATTCCTCAAACTCCTTTTTCATTTTTACATTTTCGAGCATAAATTTAGCGTCTGGATTATTTTCTAATACATGACTCATTATTTCTAATGTTGTCCAGAATAATTTACCGCGTTCGTCCTTATCACCTAGCTGTTTGCCAGCCAGTGACCAACTTTGACAGGGAAATCCTGCAGTAACTAACCCAACACTTGACCAATCAATATCCCACTCACGCCAATTATTAACATCACCTAATTGGATATTGTCTGGATAATGAAACTCAGATACTTTATTAGCGAATTTATCTATTTCAGCAATATAATATTTATCAAATTTAATTCCAGCGCGAGACAACGCCAATCGCCCAGCGGATATTCCGTTGAACAAACTTAAATATATCATTTTGATTTCCTATAGATGTGCAGAGCCATGTATTAGCATGAGTAATACATATCAGATTATTTGCATGGTTATTTAATTTTATATGTGTTGGCTACTTTAAATTTAGAATTTAAGTTATTAGCTCTTTTTTCTGCATCTGAATATGAAATAAATCCTTTCTCAATCAAATTTCCATTTAATAAAATAACTGGTTTGCCATTAATTAATTCGGCTTTATATTTATCCATCACTCCACCTTATTTGCTGAAAACACTGGTTCAAAATCACGCTCAATTTCAAACGTGCCAAGATATTGGTCGTCAATCCACAACATGAATAACAATGGCCATTGATCCTCCCATCCATCACAGTTATCGTGATAATATTCTGCACATGCTTCAATGCATGAATCTAGATCATCATCAGCACTAAAATTATGGTCATCTGGTAATTCATATCTGAGGTTATTAGTAATTTCTGATGGGTTTTCGTCTTTTCTGCCTGCTATATAAAATTGAACTATTGCCATTATTCATTCCTCTTCATTGCATCCCTGCTAGTTAAATTAAGCTGTCCGTAGCTTTCATGGTTATATCCTTTGGTTAAATCACATAAATAGCGTGTCGTGGGTAGAGAGGTCAGAACGGGATAGGATCATCCCAATCTTGAGGGGGTTCGTTTTGTGGTGCTTGCGGTTGCTGTGCTGGTTGTTGTGGCTTCTGGCTTCCTGCCTGATTGCCACCGTTACCGCCTAACATCTGCATAGAGCCACCAATATTGACCACTACTTCTGTTGTGTATCGGTCTTGCCCGCTTTGGTCTGTCCATTTTCTGGTTTGCAGAGAACCTTCTATGTATACCTGTGAGCCTTTTCTCAGATATTCACCTGCAATTTCTGCTAATTTGCCGAAGATGCACACTCGATGCCACTCAGTCCGATCCTTCATCTCGCCAGTCTGCTTATCACGCCACGATTCCGATGTGGCCAGTGTGAGATTTGCAACAGCGCCACCTGATGGCATATAACGGATTTCTGGATCCTGCCCTAAGTGACCAATGAGAATACATTTATTCACGCCTTTACTTGCCATATACACTCCATTGATTGCCAAATTGAATGCCTAACTTGTTTAATCCCTGATCCATCACTTCGATGAACTCAGGCACTAACTCGTCGAATTCTTTCATCATTTTTTCGTCACGCTCAACAGGGAAATATGCGATTTCTTTCCCTGCCGGCATGCGTGGGTCAAAATTTGCAAAGTGCCAGATATCCTTACCTGTAACCCACATGGAATATTGAACTTGAGCCACATATTCCTTTTTCATTGCATCGATTCCATTCAATGCTAAGTCTATAAATACGTCCGTGTTATTAGGGCATTTAAGCTCTAATCCAGAGTCATCACTGCAAATGCCGTCTGGTGAGCAAGCTATCCGTAGTTGCTCATCTTTAAATATTATTGGCACTTCCTTTGCCGTTAATCCGGTGTAAAACTCGAATGTCATCCTTGCTTCTAATTCGTAGTTTTTACCCCATTCCAGCGTCCTTGCTGATACTTCCTTGTAAACTCCTGTACAGACTTCACCAATAAGTGTGTTTAAATATGTTTTCTTTGTGTCTGACCATTTTGTTCCTGATCTTGGCTTAGAGATAACCTTCCACGCCTCAGAAGCAGTTACTACGCCAAGCCTGATAGACATCCATTCTTCGCTTCCTTGCTCTATCTTGGTTAAATCGATGCCTGTTTTGCTTAGAATGATGTCATTACTAATCATTTTCCTTCTGCCTTTTTCCTTAGCATGTCGATAATGGTATTGGCTTCAAATGCGGTTAATTGCTCTGGATGGGATATTTGATGGTTGAATTTTTTACTAATGAATGTGAAGAATGCGTCACTCCATTCACCATTAACTTTAAGCATCAAGTCCGTGATAGCTTTTAATTGATCTTCGCTTGCTGGCGTTATGTCCTTTGCTTTATTTGCTGGCACATCAAAATCATTGCCTTCGCCTGCCTCGGTGTTCACATAATCAATGGCTTGATCTAACCTTTCACGACGAGGCCAGTATTTGCTCGCTCTTTTCACAATTGTTTTACGAGCCATCTCATCCCACCATGTTTTCCATGGGCCATTTCTTGACTTGCTCGTAGCCTCAACAGCCTTTATCTCATCCAATCGCATCTCTTCCGTGAGATAGTCGCCACTTGCTGTTTTTACTGTGCAATAACCACCAATAACACCACCTCTATCACTGAATGCGTTATATTTGTGGGTTGGTGGGGTGTCTAGACCATTAGATTCATAAACGTCATTTTCATGGACTAACTTGCATTGACCCCATTCGATAGCTTGAGTAGCTTGAGCTAGGTGCATGAGACCCATATAGCTGATATCAAGGCAAACAAAACCCTTTCTTGGCACTAAATACGCCAACTTACTTGCTGGATTTAATGTAATCCCAATAGCCGCCACGTTAATAATGGCATTCTGAGCACTAGCGGGGTTTTCCATAGCCACTCTTGCTAGCTCATCATTTCTTTGGAATGCCTGAATTGCGAACTGGCTTTCCTTGGCCCATGTGATTGATTGGTCTGTTAGTGCGTTACAAAACAACGGTTCTTGTTGTTGCACAAATTCAATAATTGACGCGCTCACAATATCTCCTTATCTATCCCTATCTGTATTGCTGTTCTAATTCCATCTAAAACGGCATCCAGCGCTTGAGGGCTAATTTCAAATACTGGATTTAACTTTCTTGCCAAATCCATACACAGTAGTTCTTCTGGCAGGCTATCCATAACCTCATCAACTGATATTTTCTCTTCCTGAGAATTAACAAACGCTTCTCGTTCCATTTGGCGTTCGTACCAGTCGTTTCTGAGTCCGTATGTATTCGTTAACATAGAGCCTCCTTAGATAAACGCGCGCTCCTTGCGTGTGTTGATTTCATGCTGAATGAGGTTTGTGCGCTCCATCGATACTTTCATTTTCCATTGAAAAACTAAGTCGTCGATTTGCTCATTTGTCATTTCAGACTCTCGCAATAGTGCGAATATCTGATGTTTTACGTGTTTCTGCTTTGCGTTCATGCTGTACTCCGTATGCTGTTTTTAATGCTTCGTTTGCTTCGCTCCATCCATTCTCATCCGTGAGGAATAGAGTAATTCCAGCTTTGCTTTGGGCTACACGTAATTTGTATTTATCAATATTCATGCTTACCTCTGGATGTGCGAAATCTGCGCTAATCTTGCGATAGCGATAGGGCGGTTATCTGGTGTTGGTGCGGTGGGTTAGTAGTGAATTTTTACGTTTGATACTAGGTTTTTAGCGATAGCGATAATGCAATTCTTGGCGCACTCTTCTGGAATGCCAGCATCAATTAAATCTTGCATGGCTTTATTGTTAACTGTTTTCTGATGTTCCTTATCAGCCTGACGTTTAGCTTCTTCCTGACGCTTACGTTCTTCTTCTGCTAATCGCGCTTGTTCTGCTTCCTGTACTTTCTTACGCTCAGCTTCGATAGCTAATTGTTTCTCACGTTTGGCTCGCTCCTGAGCTTCTTTAGCATCACGTTCTGCCATTTCCTTGGCTTCTTTTGCTGCTTGATATGCACGTTGAATTGCTTCCTGCTTTTCACGCTCTGCACGTTCAGCGGCTTCTTTTGCTTCACGCTCACGCTTAGCTAATGTTTCAATTTCTTGCTGTGCTTTTCGCTCAGCTTCTATTCTCGCCTGTTCCGCAGCTTGTCGCTTCATTTCTTCTTCACGAGCAATGCGTTTGCGTTCTTCTTCCGCTTTAGCTTCTGCTAAATCACGGTCAAATTTCTCATTCATGAGTAGGGCGATTTCATGGTCTGTCTCGATGCGTTCAGCAAGTGCCTTATCGAATGCGGCATTCATTTCTAGCGCTTCTTCGTGCCACGCTAACATTTGCTTTTCTGCTTCGATTCGCTCTTGCTCGGCTTCCCACTCAGTTAATGGATGTCTAACTTTATCGCGCAATGTATCGAAACGCTCTCGCACAGTTCGGCGATTGGCGTCGATTAGCTTTGGTATTTCTTTTAACTCTGCTACTAAGTCTTTACCGAGCCCATCAAGGTAAGTTTTTGATTGAGCGACTTTGTAGGCCAATGAAGCAATTTCCTTGCGGCCTTTGGCAGTGCTAACATCTGGAATAAAAGAGTTAACTTCTTGCTCTACTTTACGAATGATATCTTCGACGCTATCCGATGACTTAAATACTTCAAGCGCCGTTGACTTCTCAATTACGACTAATTCATTTGCCACTTCCCATGTTCCTTACGTGCGTATTCCTCACTTTAATAGCGATATGAATGATTAAGTGGTGGGTTACTACTGGCCGAGTATTTACAGGCGGAGCATTGCTATCTCGTCATTAGATAGGCCAGCTAATTTGGCTTTTTCGAATGCTGCCTCTTTAGCATCAATTAAGCGTTGCTTATTTTTATCATCTTTGGTCATTGGTTCGATTTCTGAAGGGTAATACCAAGTGTTTTTAATCTTTACTCCAATTCCTTTTTGTATCGGGCACTTACTTCCTTGCACGTAACCACGCTCACCAATACGCATTGCTGTAGCTTGTGATTCGCAAACACTGGCAACAAAATCACTTCCTCTACCTTCGTTTAGGTCAGTATTTGATATTACTAACCAAACATCTTTTGTTTCGGTTATTTCCATATCACCCCCGCGCCTTTAACATTGCATCTGCCATGCGGTAGTAGAATTCAGCTCTTTTCACCAGAAACTCATCAGGAGTCTCATTTGTGTAATACCCCATTTCCACAGCATCCTGTGCAGCGAAATCACCCTGCATAACAGCCATTGCGAACTTGTCGCGTAATTCTTCTCGATGACTAGGAAACTGCTTATGTGGCATATTTCCGTAGGTGTAAAGTTTATCTGCCATACTTCCTCCTAACTATTTCATTAGTCCATATTCATAATTAATATTGTTAAGACCTTCCCTATCTAACTCTAGGTAGGGATCCCATCTATCCAAACCTTTATGATGTGTCCTGACCAATTGCCAGCGCCAACCATCAGCATGTCTAACTCGTCTTACATACCTGATTGTGGTAACCCAATATTCATCATTAGGGCCATTTGGAACCAGTGAATCAAATTTAACTCGAACAGGTCTAAACAGTTTCGGCATGGGTAGCCTTCCCTCGTGGAAGTCATCTATTGTCATACTCCCTCCGTTATTAACTAAACACGATGCTAGTCATCAAGCTTGAGTCTTTGAATTAAGTTGCTCACCGCGGTATCTACTGCTTCCTGATCGATGGTGTCGAATAGTTTGTTGCGTGCTTCTTTCGCTTTATTAAAGCCTTCCTCATCATCGTCGTCGTAATCTATCCATAATCCAAAATCGACATCGAAAAGTTTCTCTGGCCAGCAATACTGCACTCCGACTTTTTGCTCATCTGCGTTATGAGCTTTCTTAATCAGAATCTGACGCCCATGTGACTTAAATTCTTTAAACCATATTTCCATCTCTATCTCCTATCTATTAATCAACTCACCAACTTATTGATAATCCACACTCTCGCAGTGGACGCGCTCATGCCCTTGAGTTCATCTTTCGTGGCTTAGGCTTGGCATTCCTAATACGCGTAAACACACACCTTTTAATCCGTAACCCTCACCAGATGTGAAGCTGGCTCTCATAGAGACTCGGGAGCAGGTAACAACCCTGCAATTGCTACCTTTCGGCAGCCGCGGTCTATCCGCTTACTTGTTACATAAATCCTCCGATTCAAACGGTGCTTAGTAAATATGGCGAGACCGATTTATCGCCTTTGGTTTATTGGTCTAAAAAAGTTATCTCACCACAGCCCACGGGATATGCTCTGATTAGTTGCCTAGAATCGCTCTAGGCTGCGCTTAATAAGCATCTAAACATCTACCATTGCTCAGTAACCACAGCCTTGCTGTGTTCTTTGTGTTACTGCCTACATAGGATTTCCTTGGCTACCTATGGTCTAAGGTGTTAGCAATGCGCCGTGGTGTTCAGCCATGACGGATATGTATTTCTCCTTGTGAAGCTATCTCACCACAGCCCACAGAATGGACTGTAATTAGTTAACTATATGAATTTAGGTAATAAAAAACCCCGCAGTTGCGAGGCCTTAGATTGATTGGTGTAAATCACCATTTTTTGTTTGGGTTTCTTTGGTGTGCGTGGTTGACGACTCTATTCATAATGTCATCTTTAGGTGTGTCATCCTTCGGCTCGCAGTCTCTTGGTAAAGCTCCACACATTAAAGCTCTATCGGTTGCTGTTAATGTTCCATTTGGTACTTCAATTGGTTTATATGGGTCAACAACAACGCTAGGATCTGTTTCTTTAGCTATAAGCGTCTCAGCTCTTTTTAACTCAATTAACTTTCCTCTAGCCAAATACCTACGCATTTTAGAGTTAAGCTTTCCTGTTTGAGGAAGATACTTTATCTTCGCCATGTTAAGCCCTCGCAGTCACTTCACCAGATTCTAACAGCGTACCAGATTTTCTATATTTAGCTGAGTAAATACTAGAGTTAGGCAAGCAAGTATTATCTGCTGAGTCATAAACTTTAGTGCTACGAATTGAAATTGCTTTCTCAACTCGGCTAATTGGTTTGCGTTTTAACGATAAAGTAGGGCGCTTTTCTTCTTCTGTATGACCATGAATAGATGCTTTTAATTGCTCATTCATAGCATATGCGTTTTGTAATTCTGATCTACGTTCAGCTCTGCGACTTCTTGCACAGTTATACCCACGAACCCCCATGATTACCTCCTACAATTAGCTTTGGTGATTGGTGGTAGGCGCTGAACTCCTACTCGTCGGCTACCCATCCTAGCCCAAAGCTAGGTGCTGACCGATGGCTGTAGCGCATCAGCCTGCGCATTCACCAATCCCAAAACTTACTGTCTTTGGTTTGCGCATTTCTCAGCGCGTCCTGTTAAAGAGCGAACATCCTGTTTATCTATGGCTCCTTGCCTTCGATGGTTGTAATTTATCTCAATGGTAAATTTAATGCAATAGCAAATTGGTAAATAATTTACCAAAATTAATCATGATTTATTTAACTAAATGATAAAGAAGAGAAAATAAATTTATCGTAGGCATAAAAAAGCCAGCTCTGAGGCTGGCTTGTGTGGAGGTTGGTTAAATTTAACCTAATCTTGTGTAATTCATATCCCATTTACCAACAACAAAACCATTTATTTGAAACTGATCTTCGTTGTCAGAGTTAACTTCCCATTTGTCGTAAGCCTTGTTATCACTGATAACTAACAGCCTATCTCCAAGTAGTTGTAATCTTTTTATGTGCATAGCCTCACCAAATCTAAATGCGTAAATTCCATCGCTAATAAATTTAGTTGTGGTTATATCAACGATAACCAAAGAGCCTGGATCAATTGTTCCTCTCATACTATCACCTACGGCTGTAACTATACGTAAAGCATTAGCATTCCTACCGCCAAATAATCTCTTGGCATGCTCAGGCTCTAGCTCAACCGCCTTTACCACGTCAGGGTAATCATTATTCAACCTGCCACCTCCACAACTGTATTCCATTTCAAGCTGATCAATCCTGTATGTATGATCAGTATCCTTATCTGAAATACTTTTCAATAAGTAATTACCCTTATTTATTGTTTCTGTGAGGTTTGATTGGTGGATGTTATCTAACCATCCATTTGTTAACCCTAGTGAAACCTCAATTCTGCGCGCGATCACATCTCCGATATTTCTTGACGGATTATCACCACTTATTTGGCTCAACTGCGCAGGGTTCAATCCTGCACGCTCTGCAAATATTGCTTTATTAATCCCTTTACTTGCGTATTCGCTGATCAGGGAGCGCAAATTCATGCGTCTTATGTCTTTAGTTTCCATAGATAGATACTCGCATTTATTACCAAATTGATAAATGTGCAAGTTGGTAAATTAAGCTTGATAAATATTTACCAAGAAGATAAAATTTGATTTATTCAATACACAAAAGGTAAATACATATGAGCAACGACTTACTCCGCTGGAGAAAAGAGTCCTCTCAAGAGGATTGGGAACGTCTCGCTCAGTTAGCAGGGACGACTGTTGGATATCTCAACCATATTGCTTATGGCAATCGCAGAGCGTCACCTGAAAAAGCTGAGATGATTGAGAAAGCAACAAGGCAATTCAATTTACAACCAGTAACAAAAGAAACATTAGTTTTTGCACAGCTTCGCACCAACGCAGCTTAGCTTCACCCGCTCTTTAACACCTCCGCGCTGAAAAATGCGCACCGAAACAATCCGCTCATATGGAATGAGCCACGGATCATTACTGCTGTTCCCAATATGGGAAGTAATCTAAGAAGGAATTTAACAAATGGAACTATCAAACGAACGCAAATTTCGAGAAATCGAATCAAAAATCATGAAAGGGATACTTGTTACTGGAGCTAGAGAAGTAGCGAAAAGAACGGGTATTCACGAATCACAAATATCTCGCTGGCAATCTCAACAATCTAAAACGCAATTAAGCTTCATACAACGTTGTGCAAGGCTTTTAGTTGCTATTGGGTATGAGACACCAGATGACACAGTGATATTACAAGGTGATGAGGCTAGAGCGTTAATTAAGATGCTTGAACATGTCAAAGCACCAAAAAGAAAAACCTCAACCACTGCGAATGGTGAGGCTTCTCAACAAATGGACTTAACCATTTAACTAACAAATACACTGTATCAATAACCAGTATTAAAGGGAAGCTGATTTTGAGCTTTCCTTTTGCTGATACAGCTAATTAATGGAGTAATTATATATGAATTCTGTTTACTTAACAAACAGATATGGAGGTCGTGGTGAATACAGCTAAATTCTACGATCTTGGTGTTGCAAGACAACAAAGGAGCAACAGGGTGGAAAACCAGAAACTAGGTTTCATCCCGTTGTACAGGAGCATAAAAAATAAGTCATGGGCTAAAGATGTTTATCTTAGAGCACTGTGGGAAAACTTATTGTTAGAAGCTCAGAGCGAGCCATACACAGCCAACTACAAAGGTCATATATGGCATTTAAAGGCTGGTCAACTGGTTACCACTCCAGCCAATCTAGGGCTAAACCTGTGCGACAGGAACGGCAAGCCAACCAGTAGAGATACGGTTAATCGAATGCTGGCTGTTTTTGTTCGTGAAGGGATGATTTCAATCGAAGGAGAGAAGCATAAAGGTACGGTGATAACAATCACAAATTATAGTGATTATGCTCAAAATTTAGTCAATGTGCCCGCACATAAGTACGCACATAACAACGCACATGACGAAGCCAGTATCTATGCGCCTTCATACGACATACCCGCACATAACAACGCACATGAATCCGCACATCATGAACAATATATATTTAATAATAAATTATTAAATGATCGTCCGAGAAAAAAATCTTCTGTGCCTCGTAAGGTAAAACCTGATGCAGCTGTGAGTTCAGAGAAAGGGGACAAATGGGGTAATGCTGAAGACCTAAAAGCTGCTCAATGGATTTACGAGAAAGTGTTGATTGTAAGTCCTACGACTAAAGAACCTAATTGGTCAACATGGGCTAACGATGTTCGCCTGATGAGACAACTAGACGGACATACACACCAAGATATTTGCAGAATGTTTAAATGGGCTAATCGTGACTCGTTCTGGTGTAGCAACGTGTTATCTCCCGCAAAGTTACGTGAGAAATGGGACACATTGACCATACAGAGCCAACAACCCAATCGAGGTAAGCGACAGGTTGATCCTGAACCAGCACAGAACTGGAATACTCGTGAAGCATGGGAGAATGATTTTATATGAAGACTAATCTGGCTACTGCAATCGCTAATCGTGATGCAGGCGCATTGGCTAGAATGGCTCAGAGTAGCACCCCGCAAAAAGTTGTAAATAATCATGCTGAGCAACTAGTCGATGTATTATTCCGAAATCTGAAACAAATATTTCCAGCCTCAGTAAACACCATTTTCAAAAACGAGTCAGAGGAACTTACTGCAAAACGACAATGGATCGCCGCCTTTGCAGAAAATGGAATTACTACCAGAGAGCAACTTCAAAACGGTATGCGACATGCAAGAGCAAGTGATAACCCTTTCTGGCCTGCTGTTGGTCAATTTATCAAGTGGTGCAAGGAAGAAGATTACGTAGCTCTTGGTTTGCCTGACGAAGACCAACTTTACGAACTCTATCGAGAATACTGCAAAATGCGTGGCTGGCGTGAAATGAAATGGTCCTCAAACGCTTGCTACTGGATGGTTACCAAAATTTACTCTGAGATGCAAAGTAAAAGCCTAACGGATAGTGAGGTTAAGAAGCTTTGCGCCAAAGAGTTACGGAGCATGACAGCAAGAATTAAATCAGGTGAAACTATTCCAGCGCCGGCACTTCAAGTCGAACACAAGATCACACCAACAAGCCGCAATAAATCACTATCAATAATCGCCAATTTGAAGCAAAAACATGGCTTCAGATAACACGCAAGAGGATTTTTAGATGAAAGGAACAGAATTTAAAAAGTTGATGTGGCTCTACGCTGATGAGGCAATGATACGCAAGCGTAGATATGTGAGAGGCGGGAAAAAGACAGCGGACCGCAACCGAAAAATGCACAAACCATATCGTTGTGAAAAGGTTATGAATCGCCTTTTAAGAATTGATTCTGATGCGTTTGTTAAAAGACTAAACCGAAAGGAGGCATCTAATGCAGGGAACTAATTGGGTTAAGGTGAGCGATACGGAGGTGTAATTGACAAACGATATCTGTCTCCACAAATCCAACCTCAAAGGCATTTTCAAAACCCTCTCAGAAGTAACAGAAACCGGTAAGCGGTACCGAATCAAAATCACCGAATGGCGTGAACTCAGAACAATACCAATGAACAAAACATGGCGAATGTGGGTAGAAACCACAGGCGACTGGTTACGTGCACGTGGTGTTGTCATTGATATTAAAAATGGTGCTGGTGAGGTCGTTTTATCAAAACCAATCACTAACGAAGAAACCCATGAGTATTTTGTCGGTCACTGGTTGGGTCGTGATGAAAACGGAGAGCGCGAGAAAACTAGCCGGATGGATAAAGCGAGGATGCTCATCATGATGGAGAAACACGAAGCATGGTGCATTGAAAAAGGCATTCCAATCATCATCCCGAATGACAGCGAATACATGAAACTAAAGGATAAACAAGAGCAATGAACATCATATCAAGAATGGCAATCGTTATGCCGTCACTAGCATCACAGAACGCCTTGTGGGCTATCAATCGTAATAGTATTGGTACAACTACCCCACATCAACTAAGCGAATCACGGGTCACGCAAAGATAAACCGAGAAGCCAAGAAACGGAGGGCGAGAAAGTGAAAGGCAACGTAAATAACCCATCACACTACGCATTAGGTGATATTGAGTTGGAGGTTGGAAGCAATGGCTAGAGATAACTTTCCAATAGAAAACGCAATCACAATTATCAAATCAGTGAGGCATTTAGAGTTATTTGACACCAAAACAGCGCTCTTAATGACAGGTTTAACGATCAACCAATGTCGAGAAACAATCATGCATCTCAAAAAGATAGGAGCAATAAGAAAGTCTGATAAAAGTGCGTGGAAGTTCGTCGTTTGTGATAACGCGATACAGCTAATCAAATCATATGCCGACGATAGAGCTGAGGTAAAAATAGTTAAACAAAAGGCGAGAGAGTTTAAATCTCGACCTATGAAATTTGTCGATAAGGCCAACGTATCAGGAATGGGTAATCCGATGTTGATGAAAATAGACTCGTTACTCAAAGGGGTTCGCAATGAACTGCATGTCATGCAATAGACAGCTAACAGATGATGAAATTTACGTGTGTAGTAAGTGTGCTGATGAATACGCTCATTTGGAAGTAATGGATAAAATCAAAGGAGAGGGGGATGGCTAACTTACGCAAAGAAGCTCGAGGTCGTGAATGCCAAATTAGAATACCGGGAGTGTGTAATGGTAATTCTGAAACTGTCGTCTTAGCTCATTATCGAATGTCTGGCATTTGCGGTACCGGAATAAAGCCTAATGATGTATTTGGTGCTTGGGCGTGTAGCGCCTGTCACGATGAATCAGATAGACGCACTCACTACGTCGATGCTGAATACGCAAAGCAATGTCATTTAGAGGGCGTTATTCGTACTCAGGACATTCTCATCAAGGAGGGTAAGATTAAGGTATGAACGAGTATCACTTAAAATTACCGTGGCCACCGAGCAATAATACGTACTGGAGGCATTGTAGAGGACGCCATTATATCTCATCCAAAGGCACTAACTATCGAAAGCAAGTAACAGATTACATCAAGCAACATAACCTAGACGTCAAAACCACTTCCCGCATCAAAATAGTCATCACAGCAAATCCCCCAGATAAACGACAAAGAGACCTCGATAACTTGCCTAAAGCAGTTTTCGATTCGTTAACTCATGCCGAATTTTGGGGGGATGATAGCCAAATTGATGATATGCGGATCCGTCGAGGTGAAAAGGTTACTCATGGCTCATTAGATATCACGATATGGGAGATAGATGATGTTCACTGACTTAATCGCAGCTATTGAAGAAGCCAGATATTTAAAATCAAAGTTTAAGTTTGATTATTCAGTTGTGCAGAAAAGTAGTGGCTTGATGAAAGTAGAAACTAATCATCGAGCAGAATTATACCCGCAGATAGGTGTCATGTTTAGCACTAAAAACGACGCAAAGCACACAGTATTACCGGAGGCGAGATGAGGGAATGTGATCCGTTCAATCTACTGTCTCTTTACTCAAGTAAAAATGAACTAAGACGGGTTTGGGGTTCTAATCGAAAAAACGTATTAGACAGTAAGCGAGTTTGGGTGCGCTACATGTTAATGACGTGGGGAAAGGAATATGGTGGCAATGATTATCCAGAATCAGGATCAGGTAGCGTCATTGGACGATTAATGATTAGGACGGAATGGAGCGAAACTGAGGGTGAAAGGATAATCAAGGTGGTTAATGATTTACATAAAATGGGTTATCAAGGAGAGGAATTATTCAAAAAATCACATGAGATATTAAATCCTAAAAATAAAATAAGCGACCTCATCGCTCTCGCCAAAGAATCAGATGACGCCGCTTTTGTAGAAAATGTAATAACGAAAACATTTGCTAAAAACAATCCGATTCGTCATGTAGCTATTAAACGATATTGTGATCGCAAATACCCGCAAAAGATGGCTCGTGAATTAAGTTATCAAACAAAAATCAGCATACAGCAAGCAGTTAGAAGAATTGGTTGGGCTGAAAGCATTCTTGAAGAGGAGATGTTTTACGCAATGAAACATGAATTAGAAAGGGAGTTATGTCTGATTTCATAAATATTTAAAATATATATTGCAAATGCGAATTTTATGTGTATAGTTTGTGATATGCTCGGGCAGTAAAACAAAGAGCACTGAAAGCCTGATAGAGATATCGGGCTTTTTTGTATCTGAAATCCGAACAGTGCCCCTCATAACCTCTACGTAGAACGGGGAAATCTGGTTTGCGATACGTTTGGGGCTTTCTATTTTAATTCCCCGAATTCGAGGGAATAAGTTTTTGATATTTATCCAGAGTGCTTATTTGCATTGTGGTAATCCAACCATCCGGAATTTCCGGATAGTTCACATATTCGGTTATTCCGAACAACCTATTTTGAAGATCGCTTAGGCGGTCTTTTTTCGTATATGCACCAGTAGCTCAACGGTAGAGCAGGCAACTCATAATTGCTTGGTTATCGGTTCGAATCCGTTCTAGGTGCACCAAACATGCCGACCACAGAATCAATCACAACACCTCACGTTCACACAAGAGCTGTGAGTCGGCGTTCTATTAACTAATTCCTCCAGAAAGGAGGCGGTATGACACGAATGGACGAGAAAGACAAATTCAGTGCCACCGCATGGGGTGTCATATTCGCTATATCCCTATACGGCGGATTGGCTAGATACATTATTGACAATAAACGTAACGGTTATCGGTGGAGTTGGGTAGGAGCAATTATGCAAATGTTCGTATCTGGCTTTGCTGGGATGATGGGCGGTCTTATATCAATAGAGCTTAACGCTTCATTCTACTACACATTATTTACGGCTGGCTTATGTGGTTCCGCTGGCTCTTTAGCATTGGATTTCTTCTGGGATAAGTTTACAGGGGGTAAGAAGTGAGTAAGTTTAGATTAAGCAGACGTAGCGAAGAAAACCTCCGTGGCGTTCATCCTGATTTGGTTAAGGTGGTACATCGAGCGTTAGAAATTACCGATATTGATTTTATGGTGATTGAAGGTAAGCGCAATGAAGCCCGCCAACGACAGTTAGTTGCAAGTGGCAAAAGCCAAACGATGAATAGTCGTCACTTAACTGGCCACGCTGTTGATTGTGCTCCGCTGGTAAATAATCAGATCCCTTGGAACGATTGGTCATACTTTAAAAAAGTGGCTGATGCCATGATGCAGGCGGCGAAAGAGTTAGGTGTCGATATCGAATGGGGCGGTAACTGGAAAACATTTAAAGATGGCCCTCACTTCCAATTAACCCATAAGACATATCCAGCATGAACACGCTAACTAAGGTATTAGCTGGACTACTGGCAGTATCTGCATTCTGGCTATGGTGGGTAATAGATGATTACGACAAACTGAGCAAAGATTACAACACAGCAACCAATCAGTTATCTCGCCAGCAAGCAGTTACAGAAAACGCCAACCGTACATTCAGGATTATCAATAATGCCTCATCACTTAATAGCGAAGAGCGGAATAGGTCAGCCGTGGATTCTGAAAAAGTTAAAACGGTTATCAAAACTGTTCTTGTCAATAATGATTGTGCCAATACTGCTATTCCTAATGACGCTCTTATCAGGATGCACGACTATTCAGAAAGAATACGTGCCAGTGGAGCATATAGCGATACCCACACATCTCACCGCTGATTGTCTATTGCCGTACATACCCGAACAAATGACATGGGGAGAATCGTTGATGTTAAACATCTCCCTGTTATCGGTTATTGAGCAATGTAATTCAGACAAGAAGGCTATCCGCGATATCGAGTCGGCTAGAAGTACTTTAAATCTACATTAGAACGGAGTGTTTAAAATGAGTAAGGCAACACAGTCAAAAAATAGCAGTGAATTGTGGAATTGGTTTGGATTGTCTTATGCATCATTTCTAGTCATGCCAAGAGTTCTCATGCATGAAATGCCTACTGAATGGCAAGATAAAATGGCGGCTTTATTGTATGAATATGATGAAACATTCGACACGTCATCTGTTTGCCATTCAGTAGTAGTGAGTGCAAAAGACAAAAATAATAGGTTTATGAAGATGCCAGGTTACATCCTGAATTATCGTCGACCAGATCATGAAGAGATTGATAAACTCAAAATTTAGCCAACAAGAAAGCAATACGGGAAATTGAACAACAACGACAGGCGATCAAATGAGCATCGAATCTGAATTGGCTTACTTGAAGTCAGCGAAAAATAAGGTTCTTGAGTTCATTGATGAGACACCTGCTGAAAATGTTATCTCTTTAGCAAGCTGGAAAGCCCAGTTAGCCAAGCTAAACAAGAAGATAAATGAACTAGAAAAACTAGCCTCGCAATAGCGGGGCTTTTTAATATCTAAAGGAACATAAAATGCAACCACATCAACAACGAGTAGTAGATGAGAAATCAGAGTTAGACGACAAAATAACAAAGCTAACAGCTTTCATTAGTGGCGATATCTTTAAATCTTTAGAGTGTCGAGATCAGGAGCTATTAAGTCAGCAGTTAGGTCATATGCGTAGTTATTCTGAAACACTCTCTCTGCGAATTGAACGTTTTTAATGGAGAAATATCATGGCAGCACAAGGCTTCGACAAACCAGCCCAATTCCGTGAAGAGTTGGATAAAAGCATTCCAAAAGAATAACCCCGACAAGGTAACAGGAGGTGATCCTTCTTGCTGACGGGTAAGCCGTAAGTGACCAAAGTAACGTAGTGATACGTGATGATGGTTGCGATTAGTTGTAAGGATTTATTCAATTCAGCACCAATAGATGTATAGCGTGCAAATTTAGTGTCACGCCCGACACACATAAACCAAAGAACCTTTCAGGATGAGCCTTGAGGATAATCAGTAGTGGTCTGGTTAACCCTCTTTGGGCTGGTTACTCCTGGGCGCAAGGTTCATCTCTAAAAGGAAATAACTATGTCTTTAGTGGAAATTAAAAAATTTGATTTATTGACTAGCTCTTCTGCAATCGCCGATGGAGTTAAAAAGAAACACAAAACAGTAATTCAACTTGTTCGTCACTATGTCGATGACCTTAATGAGTTTGGAAGGGTAGCATTTGAAATGCGATCCTTTGATACCGATGGTGGACGACAGAAACAACAGGTGGCGTTACTTAATGAGCATCAGGCAACGTTGTTAATTACATATATGCGTAATAATGATGTTGTTAGGGCATTCAAGAAAAGGCTTGTTTCTGAGTTCTTTAAAATGCGATCGGCTTTGGCTGCTAAGAAATTAGATAGAAACACATCAAGATTGGAATATAAGCCAATGACTGATGCAGTTAAAAAGTCGAGAGAAGATCAAGGCAAAACCATCTCACCTCATCACTTCAGTAACGAGGCAGACTTAATTAATCGCATTGTTCTTGGTATGACATCTGCTAAGTTTCGTGTTCATAACGAAATAGGAAAGAAAGAACCTATTCGTGATTACCTAACTCCAGAGCAAATACATTGCGTAACCGAATTGCAAAGAGCCAACACAGTGTTTATCTCAATGGGATGGGACTTTGAGCAACGAAAGGATGAATTAACTAAGTTGTTTAATAAAAACCATAAGCAGCCATTACTCGATGAGATGCATAGATTAGCGGCGTAAAATTGCGCTTTGCTTATAAATCAATAAATTATCGATGTACTAAAAGTTGCATCACATGAATAGGCCCTAGTGGCCTTTTTTATTGGGTGGGATATGAAAAATAATGACAACTTAGAAAACGATACCGATATCGCTATTGGATTGATTCCAGTATCTGATAATGGTCGCATTACCGCTTTCACATCAGATGGAAAGCCTATCCGAGGATTAGTCTGTTGTAATGTCGATAGTGATCATGGTGATTTAGTAAGAATGACATTAACAGTGGAAGTTACCAATAGAGATGGGAAGCTTGCAATATGTAACTTCAAAAAAGATGAAATTGAAGAAATAAGAGCAAACTTCTTAATGAAATGAACACCTGCATTCACTTTTCGCTTATTAGATAAGGTGGCGATTATGAGCAAAACAAGAACACTTTATTGCAAAGTTACATTACGCCGTTACATGAAGCCGATGTTAATCATCGCTGCGTTAACTAATTGGCGATGGCTTACGGACTTATGCTTTAAGGTTGAGGCTGTACCTCAAGGCCAAGAAGTGGAGTTGAGTAGTGAATAAATATCACGTAATAGCAACCAAGAAAGACGGTACAACCTACGAAGGAATGATGACCACTAAAGAGCCTCGCGTGACTAACGGGTTAATCGGCATCGCATCACTAGACGGATCATGGGTATACATATCACCTGATGAGATTAGTGATATTAAATATGTGCCAGTGGTTGAACAGTAAATATTAAGGAAATGGTATGGGACAACAATCTAAACAGGTTGGTTGCCCTAGCAAGCTGACTAATGAGCTAATCGCTAAGGCAAAGGAATACCTGTACGGCGGTTACAAAAAAAATGAAGGTCAGGTTATACCTAGTATTGCAGGTTTGGCGTGTTATTTGGGAATAGCTCGTTCAACTGTTTATGAGTACGGAAAGCAAGATAGCGATCTAGGTCGTGAGTTTTCGGACACGTTAGACGGAATCATGGCTTTTCAGGAAATGAAGCTAATTAATAGCGGGCTGGCTGGAGACTTTAATGCAACAATCACAAAGCTAATGCTGGCTAATCACGGGTACTCTGAGAAGCAAGAAGTTGATCACACCTCATCTGATAATTCGATGTCGCCAACAAAAATAGTTCTGGTTGCCGGAGGTAACAATGACGGTAGCGAGGATTGAAATACCACCTAAATTAATTCCAGTTTTTGAAGGTAATTATCGCTATCGATGCTCACACGGTGGGAGAGGATCTGCAAAGACAAGAACATTTGCATTAATGACGGCAATTCGTGGTTACATGGCCGCAATGAATGGTCAATCTGGCGTAATACTTTGTGCTCGTGAGTACATGAACTCGCTAGAAGAATCATCAATGGAAGAGGTAAAGCAGGCGATTAGGTCAGTGCCTTGGTTAAATGATTTCTATGAACTCGGTGAGAAATACATCCGCACAAAGTGTCGCTCTGTCAATTATGTGTTTGCAGGGTTGCGGCACAACTTAGATAGCATTAAATCTAAGGCAAGAATATTAATTGCTTGGGTTGATGAAGCTGAATCAGTATCAGAAATAGCATGGACTAAATTAACGCCTACTGTTCGTGAGGCTGGATCTGAAATATGGGTGACATGGAACCCAGAAAGAGACGGAAGTGCTACAGATAAACGCTTTAGAAAGAATCCTCCTGATAATGCCGTTGTTGTTGAGATGAACTACGGAGACAACCCGTGGTTTCCATCAGTGCTTGAAGAGGAGCGATTAAGCGATCAGGAAAGATTGGACTATGCTACTTACGCATGGATTTGGGAAGGAGCTTATCTTGAAAACTCTGATAAGCAGGTATTAGCAAATAAATATGTTGTTAAATCGTTCCCTGATGATTTATGGCAGAAAGCAGACAGATTACTATTCGGTGCGGACTTCGGTTTTGCTAAAGACCCAAATACATTACTACGTCAGTTCATCCTTAATGACTGTCTGCACATCGAATACGAAGCATACGGCATCGGCGTAGAACTTGACCACATGCCAGCGTTTTACGACAAGATACCTGAGTCTCGTAAGTGGCCAATTAAAGCAGACTCCGCGCGACCTGAAACAATCAGTTACCTAAAACGCCAAGGTTTCAATATATCCGCAGCTAAAAAATGGCAAGGTAGCGTAGAAGATGGAATCACACATTTACGCGGATTCAAGCAAATAATAATCCATCCTCGCTGTAAAGAAACAGCAAAAGAAGCCCGTCTTTACTCATACAAAACAGACCGAATCACTGGTGAGGTTCTTCCTGTTATTGAGGATAAGAACAACCACTGCTGGGATGCGATTAGGTATGGTCTGGATGGGTATATCACACAAAAATCAAACGCAGGCCTATTGGTTCCAAAACGATTACTGAGGCGATAATGCAAGAAAACATGAAACTAGCCGTCAATCACATGGTGAGTGATGCGATAGCTCGTGCCCGTATGGCTTTGGTTAATCCAACCATGGGGCTTGATGCGAAACGCTCATCTGCTTGGTGTGAGTACGGATTCAAACAAGATTTAACCTTTGAGGATTTGTATAAGCTATTTCGCCGTGGTGGTATTGCTTTTGGCGGGGTAACAAAACTCGTAGGTAATTGCTGGAAAACATCACCTCAAGTGATTGAAGGTGACAAAGCAGATAAATACAAGAAAGAAACAACTTGGGAAGCTTCATTTAAAAAGTACGTGAATAAGCGTATTTGGAAAGCGTTCAAAGAAGCAGACCAGAAGCGACTTGTCGGTCGCTATGCAGGCTTGATCCTTCATATCAATGATAGTGGAAAGTGGCATGATCCTGTCACGAAATCAAAGCTACTTAAAAAAGCAACGCCAGCTTGGGCTAATGCAATTAATCCTACTGATTGGGTGACGGATATTAACTCTCCTAACTACGGTCAACCTAGTATGTGGCAGTACACGGAGACGTTGCCAAATGGCGGAACAAGAAATATCAATATCCATCCTGATAGGGTTTTCATTCTTGGTGATTATTCAGTTGACGCTATCGGTTTTCTTGAGCCCGCCTATAACGCATTTGTAAGCCTTGAAAAGGTTGAGGGTGGTTCTGGTGAATCATTCCTTAAAAACGCAGCAAGACAACTCTCAGTCAACTTCGATAAAGAAGCCAAGCTTGATGATTTAGCAAGAGCTTACGATGTTGAGATGTCAGAGCTACAAGAGATATACAACGATGTGGCTAGAGAGATTAACATCGGTAATGACGCTGTAATGATAACTCAGGGGGCTAGTGTAAATCCTTTAGTTACTGCCGTATCTGATCCAACACCAACCTATATGGTTAACCTACAAACCGCATCAGCCGCAATGGATATTCCATCCAAAATATTGGTTGGTATGCAGACTGGCGAAAGAGCCAGCACCGAAGATCAGAAGTATTTCAATGCACGATGCCAATCACGCAGAGAAAGTGAGCTCTCTTTTGAGATAGAGGACTTCATCGACCACCTAATTAACATCAAGGTGCTAGATCCTATCGGTGAGAAAACGGTTATTTGGGATGATTTAAACGAGCAATCATCAATAGATAAGCTTGATAGCGCTGAGAAGATGAGCCGAATTAATCAAACAGCCCTCGCTACTAGTGAGCCGGTGTTTAGTGTTGAAGAAATTAGGACGGCGGCTGGCTATGAAAATGACAGCGAAGATCCATTAGGTGAAACTGATGAAGATACAGAAGATAAGGACGGCGATAAGACCAGGAACGAAAGCTGACCCAACATCAGTCGATAAGTTAGAACGTGGCGCAATGAGAGAGTTTGCGAAACGCATTCGAAGAATATCAAAAGGATATATTCAACTTCTTAACAGGATCCCCTCTGAGCCAGTCGTCAATAGAAAATACCAATTCGATTTAGACCCTAACTATCTATCAATACTGTTGAGAGATGGTGAGCTAATGGTTGATGAGGTGCTTTTGAATGGTGGAGAGTTTGGTAACTTTCTTTTCCTCGAGTACGTCAGCACAGCATACGAAAGAGGAACGGCGCAGCAGTACGCAAACTTAGCACAGCAATCAACTGTCTACGCAGCAACTCAACAAAGTGTTGCAACGATACTGATGAGTGAGCCATATCAACTAAGAATGGCTCTAGTTCGCGCTCGTGTGTTCGAAGAGATGAAAGGGATGTCTGGTCAGGTTAAGGCTGACATGGCTCGCATTCTTACAGATGGTATCGCGAGGGGTTTAAATCCTCGTGAAGTAGCGAGAAACCTAACCAATCAAGCAGGCATTGAAACGCGTCGAGCTAATCGTATAGCAAGAACAGAGATAACAAGTGCGTTGCGTAGTGCACGATTAGATGAAGCTGACGAAGCCAAGGAAATGCTTAACCTTGAAACTCGTGAAATTCATATCTCTGCACTAAGCACAACAACAAGGGCTAATCATGCCGCTAGGCACGGGAAGATGTTTACGTCTGATGAGCAACGTGATTGGTGGGCTCGTGATGCTAATTCAATTAACTGTAAATGCTCAACTGTAACCGTTCTTGTTGATAAAGACGGCAAGCCTTACAACAAGACTCTCATCAATAAACTGTTAGAGGAAAAAGAGGCCATGAATAAACGTGGTTATCAATGGGCGGAGGAATAACTGATGCCAATTCAAGTAAACGTCACGACCAAGGTTAATAGCGCATCAATCAGGCGTGAAACATACAACGGTCGTGAGCACATTATTATCCCAAGTTACACGCTCCCAGCAAACGTCATTATGAATGGCGAGTTTTACCCAGAATCAGAAATCAAAGCTAACTACAAAAGCATGGAGGGCACGATAGCACCATTAGGTCATCCAACAGTTGACGGCCATTTCGTTTCTGCTTTTTCACCGGAGGGGCTTAACCAAGGGTTTGTTGGTGCGTGGAATAGAAACGTAACTTTAAAAGGTAATCGCGTTTATTCCGAAAAATGGGTTGATGTTGAAAAAGCTATGGAGTCATCTGGCGGTCAGCGACTCATGGATAAACTGGTAGCTTTAGAGAAAGGCGAATCGTCAGATCCTATCTGGTCAAGCGTGGCAGTATTCAGGGAGCGCACAGAAGCGCCGAAAGAACTGCAAGAGCAGGGCGCACAGTGGGTGGTAAAAATACACTCCATTGATCATGATGCCATTTTGTTAGATGAGCCACCTGCTGCGGGGCCAGATAAAGGTGTTGGCTTAATGGTTAACGCAGACCAAGCCGTTTCACTAAAACCAAACTCTGGTGCTCTTATTGGCGAATCTTACAGAGAAAAAGAGAACAGAATTGAGCAAGCAGTGAAAGATAAATTCGTTCTTACCAAGGATGATTACGCTTGGGTTGCTGATTTCACAGACTCACAACTCGTAATTATTAAAAATGGCGGTAAGGCCGAGGTGTTTGGCTACACGGACGAAGGCGGAAAGATACTAATCGATGACTCTGGAACTCAGGTAGCTAGACAGGAGTCATGGGTAGTTATTGCTGCCAATAAATTTAAATCATTATTCAGTAAACCGCAGGCAAGCCCTGCAATCAATAACAGCACGGAGGGCGACATGCCTTTAACTCAAGAAGAAAAAACAGAGCTTTATTCAGAAATCGGCAATCAAATTGCTGCGAACGTAACAAAAGCATTGGAAGGCATTACGTCAAAAATTGATACGTTGCAAGCCAATCAAGATCAGTTAAAAGAAACTTTAACCGCAAACCAACGCGCAGAAGAAACCGAAATGCGTAAAGCAGTTGCCGAAAAATACGGTGATGTAGTGGCAAACTCACTGCAAGGTCAGGCGCTGATCGATATGCATAAACAAATCGGTGACGCAGCAAGTTTGGCTGGTAACTCTGGCGCACAGCAAGAGCAAACTGGCGCACCAGATCCAGCAGCATACTTTGGAGGTGCTAAATAATGGCTACTAGTCGCTATCGCCGTGTAAACCTTGACGGCAAATCAATCACAGAAACACGCGCAGCAAAAGCGGTTACATTGCCGGGAACTTTTGTTGTTATTAACGCAGACAATGAGTTCGCTCAAGCCACCGCATTATCCGGTCGCATTTATGTAGCCAATCCAGCATATCACCAAGGGCTATCTATTCGTGATGGTGTTCCGGTTGGTGATTCTCTAGTTGGTGAGTATGTAGAAGAAGGTCGAGAGCTGGCTGTATTGGTTCCTGCTGGAACTTATAAAAAAGACTCTCCGATCAAGCTTGGTGCTGATGGTAAAGGCGCTCTTGCATCCGCTGATACGGAATCAGTAATTGGCTACTCTCAAGATGAAGTGACGCTAAAAGCTGATGATTTCATTCGTGTTCGCTTTCGTGTTGGCACTGTGGCTGCTGCGTAATTAAAAGGAAAAAACTATGTATTTTAATGCTGAAACTTTAGCAACTAACAGTCATATTCGAGATCACTGGAATCATGTTTGGGCTATTCGAAATATGCATAACGCTCAACAAAATCAAATGATGCAAGCGAATCAGAGATTCATGACTAATGAGATGTTAGTGGCTAACCAAGCGTTTATGGCCGCTAATCAGTTAGGTGGATTTTCTACAACATTTTGGGCTGAATTAGACAATCAAGTTATCCAGTTGCGAAATCAAACTGACGGCATGGAGATCTTAGATGATTTAATGAGTGTTCAAACCGTACTACCAATTGGTAAGACGCTAAAAATGTATAATATGGTAGGTGATATTGCTGACGATGTAGCTGTAAGCATTGATGGACAGGCACCATTCTCATTCGACCATACTAGTTACGATTCAGATGGAGACCCAATTCCTATTTATACGTCTGGTTTTGGTGTTAACTGGCGCCACAGCGAAGGTCTCAAAACCGTTGGTATGGACTTGGTTTTAGATTCTCATATGGCAAAACAGCGCAAGCACAATAAGCGATTGGTTAGCTCTGCGTTAGACGGTGATGCGTCAATTTCGGTTGATGGTAAAAAAATGCAGGGTATTCGAAACCACAGAAATACTGTAAAAATCGACTTAAAAACAGCATCTCCTGGTGGCGGCGCTATCGACTTGCGCACGGCAACTAAAGAACAATTAATTGAGTTCTTTAGTGCTAGCGGTGCTTTTGGTAAGCAAGCGTCAGTAAACAAAGTGTCTACTTATGACATTATGTGGGTTAGCGATGAAGTTTGGTCAAACCTGAATAAGCCTAATATGGTTTCATTCGGAGGTGGAAACACAATCGTTAATGGTACTGTCCTTGGTGAGATTATGGCATACATCCCAGTCAAAGAAATTCGCCGTTCATTTGCGCTTAAAGGCAATGAATTTATTGCATATGAGCGCAGAAAGGATGTTATTTCCCCTCTTGTTGGTATGCCAACAAATATTATCCCTCTTGAGCGTCGACTACCAACGTCAAACTTTAACTTCATGTTAATGACGGCGCAAGGTATGCAAATTAAACGTGATGACGAACGCTTATCTGGCGTTATTTATGGCGGCGACCTGAGCTAAGGAGATAGTTATGGCTAAGTATGAAGTTATTATCCCTTGGTATGGCACAGCTAAGGGTCAAGTGGTCGAGTTTGAAAAGTTACACCCAGTGTTAAAGCCTAATGTTCGTTTATTGTCAGATGAAGCCGCTGCAGCATTAACGCCTTCGGTTGAGCAGTCTAAAAAGCCAACCAAGAAAGAGGTAATCGAAAAACTCACTGAATTAGGTATTGAGTTTGATGAGAAAGCCAAGCTTGATGAGCTAATCGCTCTACTTCCAGACGAATAGCCGCGAAAGCGGTTTTTTTATGCCCTCGAAAGGGGGCTTTGCTTTGTGAGGTAATCATGATCACAAAAGAGCAAGCCAAAGAGTACCTGACAGGGCAGGGAATAGAATTGCCTGATTTTATTCTCGACGCACTTATTGAGCAGGTAGGTAGTATTCAAGAATGCCTTGATAAACACTATCCATCAGCAACTGCACTATTAATCCAGATGTATCTGCTTTCACTTATGGCGCTTGGTCAAGGCGATAAATATATCAGCTCACAAACAGCACCTAACGGCGCATCACGCTCATTTCGATATCAATCGTTTGGTGATAGATGGAAAGCGGCTGCGTCACTACTGCGTGGTTTGGATAAGCATGGCTGTGCAAATGATTTAATACCAACCGATCCAACTCAAACTGCTCATGCTGGTTTGTGGATAGCGAAAGGTGGCTGTATGTGTAGGGGGGCGTAATGAGTTCAGTTGCAAATTGGGCTTACACCTCGTGGGCTACTTTATGGCGACCAAACGGGAAAGATAGATACGGCAAAGTTACTTTCTCTGAGCCAGTTCATTTTCTTTGTGGCTATGGCAGTGAGCTTAAATCTGGAAAGTTGGATATTGGTTCTGAAATCACCATCAAGTTAGTTTTCTGGACTGAGTATGCCGATGCAAAGAAAGGTGACTTTATCGCTATCGGTAAGCACCCTGGTGATCCGCTATCTGTCGGCGCTGATGAAATCAAATTCATCAAACGTGATGAGGATTTATTCGAGCATATTGCGGATGACTACACGTTGATAACGGCGGTGTGATATGGCAGCAAAAGTAAGGGGTATTTCTCAGGCTAACGCAAACCTTAGAGCACTTGTTGGTAACATTCAGGGTAGAAAGGTTGTTAGGGCAATTAAATCAGCATTAGATACTGGTAGCGCGCTAACAGCTCTGTATACACCAATTGGTAAAACATCAACACTGATAAACTCACAATTTAGAGAAGTGAAAGTTAATGGAACATTAGTTACTGGTAGGGTTGGATACTCCGCTAACTATGCGGTTTACGTTCATGATCCTAGAGTTAAGCAAAAATTCAGACGCTCAACGGCAAAGAAAGAGTTTCTAAAACTGTCCTTCGAAGAGGCGAGAACTGATATAGACAGAGCAGTTAAACGGGAGCTTCAAATATGATACATGAGAAGTTTGAACGCTACTTAAACAGGGGTAATTTACTTGATGGCTTCATCGTTCAATATCTAACGTGGAATGAGCAACCAGACGAAAAGACTCAGCAATATGCTGTTATTCAGCCTGATGATGGTAACGGTCGATTTGCTGATTTGGGTGCTGATGATTTCGTGACGCTTGTTTTGGTATCAGCACAGCATGATCCTGAACCAACATTGATAAGAGCTAATGAAATTCTAAACTTTGTCGCTGAATTCGCCGATGACTGCGAACTCAATTCGATCTACAACTTAGGCGGTCTACCAAGACCCATACCGACAGAAGAAGGACGGTTTATCCTTAAACTTTCCTTCCGCTGTACATCTTAAATTAAACACATCTCAACAGGTCGCTTATGCGGCCTTTTTTATTTGCAAATAAAGAGGTTATAACATGGCACAATGCCCTGATGATAAAGGCCCAGTAATGGGCAACGCAGGTATTCTGCGCATTGCAAAAGGATGCCCTAACCAAGTGCCAGCGCAAGATAAATTCTTACGCTTAGGCGCACTAACAAGTAAGTCATTCGATTTCGGCATGGAAACTGCGTCATCTAATGCTGATGACACTAAGAATCTAACGGAGGCAATCGTTACTGGAGCTGACTTCACCATTAGCTTTGATGGTGAACTAAAAAAATCAGGAGCAACTGGATCCATCTCAGCGTTTGAAGTCGGCAAAGAAATTCTTGATGAAATCATAGCTGGGCGCCAGCCTTCATATTGGGTTCAACTAGATATGAAAGGTGATGGCTCTGATGTTGTTCAGGGTTACATGAACTTCACATCATGGTCAATGGAGTTTCCAACAAAAGAAATCTCCACTTACTCTGGTGAGTTGAAAGTTGCTGATGCAGAAACGGTTGAGTGGCTACAAGAAGAAATCGTGGTTGAAAGTATTGCTGTCGAGCCAGCAACTCTGTCTGTAAAAGTGGGTGAAACTAAGACATTTACTGTCAAGTTCACGCCAACCGACGCGACGAACAAAAACTACACTGCTGTAAGCGATAAGACAAACTTTGCAACGGTTACTCAGCTTGTGAGTGTGGTCACTGTGCGTGGTGTAGCGGAAGGCACTGCAAACGTTACTGTCACATCCGAAGATGGTAGCAAAACAGCCAAATGCGTGGTCACTGTTACCACTGCTTAATATTACAAAGGGTGCTTTCGTGTGCCCTTGATAATATTCAGGAGGGATTATGACGCCTATTTTAGAAATCGGTGAGATGGTTATCTCTACTGATAAAAATGTTTACTTATTTAGACCATCGTTCATCAATATGACAAGAATTGGCGAACCTAAGCAGATTGTGAGTGCGTACGGTCAGATAAATGGCACAGAGGTACAAGATTTAATTACTCGCGCTGTAATGAATTACAGGGTTATTCCTGAGTGGCTAATAAAAGCGATTAGTAAACCAACATACGGACGCAATATCCTACAAACTGCAATGATAGTGATGCAGGCATGTTGTGATGATGATTGTTCTGAAATTATTGGCGAATGGAAATCAGGTAAGCGCGGCGTTGTCTATAAAAACGGCAAGATGACGATTGCTGACATTATCGTTATTGCCAGAGAATTATTCACTCACGGAATTATCGGTAAAGCAAAGATCCGTAAACTTCAACGCAATGAAGGCAAAAACGAATTCTCAGATGAGTTCATGGCAATTGATTACATCAGTTCTGCTCGTGCTCACTTTGGCATGAATCGAGAGGAAGCCGAACAATTAACCATGACTGAATTTCAGATGATGCTCAAAGCTAAATACCCTGATGAGAAAGGATTCACAAAAGAAGAATATGACAACATCATGAAGCAAGATGATAAGCGTAATGATGAGCTGATTAGTGGTAAGCGCCGATTGGTGAGCAGGAAACGTAAATGAGCTAGTTTGCTTTCTTTTGCATCACCATCTATATAACATAATAACAAATTAACTAACGAGGATGGTGTTGTGAGGAAAGTTATCACTTTAATATTGATTTATTCAGTCTCTTTTGGAGTCATGGCAGAAATTAGCCAAAAAGCTAAAGATGCTGTCACACGCAATTTAAAAGACCCAAGCTCTGTTCAGTTTCGCGATACCACTACAATAAAAAACTCAAAAAATGAACAATCTTACTGCGGTGAATTCAATGCTAAGAATTCCTATGGTGGTTATGTTGGGTTTAAACGATTTTCATACTCCAGCGGTATTCTCACTATGATTAATGATGAAAATAACACTCTGGAGGATCTAATTAATTATGGTGTATCAGGATGTGGTGGCAAGCAAAAGGAAATAATCGCCAGAAACCCAAACATAACATTAGATAGCTGCTTGTTGAGCTGGCAGCAAATAGAGGATGTTGTATTAAACAATAAAAGTAAAGATGAGGCTGTAAATTCTGCAATCGAAGTGATGAAAAGTAAAAACAATTCAATTTCTGATGATCAGATATCGCTATTAAGAAGTCAGTATACCGCCTCGCTAGAGCAGACATTAAGTCTACCTAGGAATGTGAAAGCCATACAAGAAAATCCAAGGTTATTTAAAGATGGTTTTGTTGGTCAGTGCGATAGCGACACAAGAAAGTACCTATTATCAAATTAAGATTTAAATGTAAGTTTACAGTAACCCTGCCAATCGGCGGGGTTTTTCATTTTAAGGAGCCGATAAATGGCAAATGTAGGCGAAATCGTTTATCAAGTTCAAATGGATGTTCGGCAATTGCTTACATCGCAACAGCAGTTAGAGCAACGCCTTAATCGAATGGATAGTAGCTTTAACCGAACGTCTCAGTCGGTAAATAACACAGAGCGTTCAATGCAGTCTCTATCCAAAGTTGCAGCTGCTCTGACTGGTTATTTATCGGCTTCAATGGTTGCTAGTTATTCTGAGGTATGGACTGAATTAAACAACAAACTATCTAACTCAGTTCGCGCAAGTGAGTCGCTTATTGATGTAACTCAACGAGTATTTGATATCTCTCAAGCAACACGATCTAGTCTTGATGCCACAGCAACACTTTACGCACGATTAGAGCGAGGAACGAGAGAATACAATACATCAGCAGCAGACTTAGCAAAATTAACATCCATCATCAACCAAGGTTTTATTGTCTCCGGTGCTACTGCGCAGGAAGCAGAAAACGCCATTATTCAGCTATCGCAAGGTATCGCGTCTGGTGTTCTGCGCGGTGAAGAATTCAACTCAGTAGCAGAGCAGGGTAGCCGCTTAATGGTTGCACTTGCTGATTCACTAGGGGTAGGCATCGGTCAACTTCGTAAGATGGCAGCAGAAGGTAAATTAACTACTGATGTTGTTGTAAAAGGGTTATTGTCTCAGGGGGATGCTATTGGTAAAGAGTTTGCTAAAACCACTCGAACAATGTCGCAGGCATTTCAAGAGGCGGGGAACAACCTAACCAAGTTCCTCGGTGAAAACACAACAATAAAATCGACAGTTAGCGCGTTTAGCGATGCCGTTATTACCATCAGTAAAAATTTAGATGAGCTTAGTTCCGTATTGACAGTAATCGCCGCAGTGGTTGGCTCAAGATATGTTGCCGCATTGGCTATGGCTACCAAGTCAAAAGTGATGATGGCAGCCGCCTCTCGTCAGGAGTCAGTCGCCACATTGCAATCAGCAAGAGCAAGTGAGTATGCTGCAAATATGTCAGTCAGGAAGGCTCAGGCAGATTTAGCATCTGCTAGATCTGCCGTTGCTCTCGCTCAAGCAGAGTATAACGTTGCGAAGGGAACTTTAGCGGAAGCAACCGCTCTTGATAACTTAATCGCTAAAAAATCATTAGCCTCAAAAGCTGCAATAACATTAACCCAAGCAACCCAAGCGCAAACAGCAGCAATGGCAAACTCAGCAGCCGCAGTAAGAGCTGCATCATTATCTATGGGTTTGTTGCGTGGCGCTATGGGGATGTTAGGTGGCCCAGCTGGTGTTGCCATGTTAGCTGGTGCCGCAATCTATTACTTCTATCAGAAATCAGAGCAAGCAAAACAAGAGGCTAGAGATTTTGCTGATAGCATAGATCAGTTAACAGCTAAGTTAAAAGGTTTGTCGTATCAAGAGATTGCTCGGGATGCTCAAGATGCTAGAGATAAACAAGAGCTACTACGCCTTGAGATGAAAGAGCAGGAAAAACAACTATCAGCATTGAGAGCTCAGCTTGAATTACAAAAAACAGCATTAAAAGACCAGCCAGAACTTATTGATAAAAATACCACAAGGATATTGCGTGAAATTACAAAGCTTGAAGGTGATTTATCTACAAATAGAAAACGCCTTGAATTAACCACAAAATACCTCACAGATGCTCAAGATGAATACAACAGGAAAGCAAAGGAAGCCATTGATTTAAGCGTTAAGAGTGCAACAACTCTTGATATTGAAAAATCAGCTTTTGGAAGATTAACTACTCAGATAAGGGAGGCAACCGGAGCAAAGGAAGAGTTCAGTCTTGTAAGGCCAAAACTTAGTTATGGTGGTGAGGAAGGTGAAAAGCTAAAAAAACAAATGGAAGAAAGGCTTGCCCTATCTAAATTAGAGGGAGCTGAAAGAGCTAAGCTAAAAGCCATGTATGACGCTAAAGATGCAGGGATAACAGATCCAGATGCAATTCGTCATTTACAAGACTTAGCAGCTCAAGAGTATGAAAATACTCAAGCCAAAAAAGAAGGAATTAAAACAGCAAAAGAGGCGGCTAGCGCAGTATTAAAAGAAGCCACGGAAGCTGAAAAGCTGAAACAGAAGATCACTGATGTAGCCAATGCGACAAAAGTTGCTGAATTGGAAACGAAAGGACTTGCTCGCGAGGCTGCCATTCTTGAAGCCGTTCAAAAACTTGGCAGTAAAGCAACGAAGGCGCAGATTGCAGAAATAACAGAGTTGTCTGGAAAGGAATTTGATTTAAAACAGAAAATCCAAGATAGGAAAGATGCTTTCTCTCAAAATCCAGAAGCAAAGGCAAATCAAGAATACAAGTTATCTCTTGAGCAACTCGAAAGGCAACTTCAAGGTAATTTGGTTACTGAGGAGAATTACCAAAGAAGAAGAGTTGAGTTAGCTGGTGAGTATTCTAAAAAAATAGCTGAGGCCAATGCTCAGGCTTCAGTTTCTCCAATTGAAGATAATAGAGCTCAGTTCGATTCTGTTCAGCAATTGAAAAATGAGAATGCTAAAAAACTAGCGCTTATGGATAAGTATTATGCTGATGAAATGGCAATCATTAATCAAGCGTATGCAAACCAACAAATCTCACACGAGCAATTTACGACAGCTAAGCAAATCACTGATGCGCAATATCTTCAAATAAGAACAGCACAGGAAAAGCAATTCAACGAACAGCAAACTGCCGCACAATGGCAGATGTTGAGCCAGCAAAGCTTAGGTTTTGACATGCTTACATCTGCTGTTGATGCAATGGCAGGAAGTGCATCTAACGCCATTACTGGATTATTGACTGGAACCATGACTGCGGCTGATGCAATGAGATCACTAGGTAACACAATACTAAATAGTGTTGTTAACTCTATTGTTCAAACTGGTGTTGAAATGCTGAAAAATTTCATCATTGGTAAAACAATGGGTGCGGCCGCAGCTGCAGCATCTATGGGTGAGGCTGCAATTGTTGCTTCTGCTTGGGCTCCTGCCGCTGCGTTTGTTTCTCTAGCTACGATGGGAGCTAATGCTGCGCCAGCTAATGCAAGTTTAGTTGGAACTACTGGTCTTGCTTCAACATTGGCAATTGCTGGCGCCCGTAAAAATGGCGGCCCTGTTGACGCTGGTTCAATGTATCGAGTTGGTGAGGGCGGTAAACCTGAGATATTCAAGGCTAACAACGGCCGCCAATACATGATCCCCGGTGACAATGGAAAGGTTATTTCCAATAAAGATATGCAGGGTGGCGGTATGAATGTGAATGTTGTTTTTAATGACTATTCATCTGGTGGACACAAGTTTGATGCGCAGACGTCACAAGATGGAAGTACGTTAACTATTCAGGCATTCATTATGGATATGGATAACAAAGGCCCTATGCTTCAATCCATCACAAGAAACACATCGGCAACAGCGAGAGCAAGAGGTTGATATATGGTTATTAACTACCCTGATTGGCTTCCTCTGGCGCAGAAAGCCGATAAAAGCATGACGCTAGATACTGGCTTCTTGACAGATCAGCCACAGGTAGGTGCACCTATATTTCAGAAGTTAACTGATGACTTAAAAACTGTATGGGGTGTGAATTGGATATTTACACTTCAACAGGAGCGTGCGTTTGCGCAATGGTTGCGAAGTCCTAACTATCTTGATAACTGCAATCGCTGGTTTAGGATGAAAATTAATCTTGGTGGTAGTGGGTTGCAGGAGCAGGAATTGCATTTTGTTTCCTACCCTGTGCAAACCAGTATTAATGGTTCTTCTGTAACATGGACTGGTCAGGTCATTAGCAAGAAACTTTATAATTCAGATGATGAATTCGACGATATTATTGTTGAGTTTCCGCCATCATTTGGAAGTTGGCTTGATATTATCGTTACTGAGACTCTACCTAAGTATAAGGAGTTGTAATGCCTACACTAAGAGAGTATCGGGCACAAAGGCCAAACAGAATACTTTATGAGACACTGCAATTTAGTCATCCGTCATTTGGAGATATCTATCTTGTTTCTTATCAAGTGTTCCCAAAGGTTCTAGGTGGGGTTGAATATCAACCGTGTAATTTTGAACTATCTGACAGCCAGCAAAGCAGAACGCCCATCATTGACGCTAGTGTTAAATTCAGCCGTGTCGCACAAGACTTTAAACAGAAACTTAAACTATGGAGATCATTCAATAGAATGACACCTATAGAAGCAACTTATCGCTTATTTGATGAGAAAGACAAGGGCACAGAAATTACTCGATGGAGATTATTTGTGAAAGATGTGTCGATGGATCATGAAAGTGTCACTGTCACGCTATCTATGAGTAATCCATTAAATAAAAATATCGGACGCATTTATGAGCCACAAGAATGGCCGGGATTGGAGGCTGTATGACAACTCAAGATTTCATCGATAAAGTTATCGGAAAGCCTTGGAAAAACCGGTCTTGTACATTTGACTCTATGGATTGCTGGGGGCTCGTCGTTCTCTATTATCGTCACGTTCTAGGTATTGAGATCCACCATGACGCAGGCTATGAGTCTGAAACGGATTTTGTTACTTGCTATAAAAATGAAGTTGAGTTTTGGGAGAAAGTAAATCAACCAGAAAATAACGGAATATTTATAGGCTATATAGGCTCAAAACCCGCTCACATTGGCTTGATTATCGATGGTAACGCATTACATAGTCGAGGTGAAAACGGTTCTGTGAGAATGGATAGGTTGATTGTGCTCGAGAGGAAGTTCACTAAGTTGGAGTTTATGAAATATGCCAATAATTGAAATTCAGCGTGTCGCTGGAATGCCGAAAGAGAGAGTCGAGATAAAAGCCGGCTCTCTTTTTTTTGATTGGTTAAAAGAGCAAAACTTTCATCATGACGTTGATATCTATGTTAACGGCGTAAGACTTAACGATGCTGACAGTCTTGACTTTATTGTTAGTGAATTTCATCACATTCAAATATTCGACCAGCCGAAAGGGATTATTGGCGACATTCTTAATCCAGTATTTAAGTTTGTTTCCAAGATATTTTCATTCTTAGCACCCAAAGCACCATCATTTAGTGCTGCTGATGTGAATGCAAAGGAAAGCCCTAATAACCGCTTAACTGGTCAAACTAATATAGCAAGAACATATCAGGCTAGACCTGAAATTCACGGACAAGTTAGAGCCTTTCCCGATCTTATTCAGCAATCAATGTTTGAATACATTGACAATAAAAAGATGGTCACCGAGTGGATGAACTTTGGTATCGGTTACTATACGATTGAGAATGTGAAATATTCAGAGTCTGAACTAATCGCCCTTGATGGTGCTAGTTATCAGATATTCCAACCTGGTGAAGTGATCCCACAAATATTCGAGGGTTTCGAATTCCCTGATGTTGACGGCCAAGAGATACCAGGGCCAAATGAAAGTGACGAAATACCACAATATGAAGCCACTGCTAATAATGTTATTTCTGGTGAAATAAAAGGAGGTGAGGCGGCAATAAAGATAGAGAAGCAAGATGATTTTAGGTACTTCATGGATATCGTAAAGCCTAGATCAGCAAGCCTTGTTGTTAACGTGACTTATGATACTCCTCAAGGTTCGGTCACAAAGGATATTAAGGTTGACGCCTATCTATCAGATGCGAAAGAAAGTGACGATGGCGCTATTATCTCACCAAAATATTACTACGAATTCTTTTTCACCAATTTAACTGGTGGTGACTTAGTGAATCTACCGCCTAATGCAATAGTCAACACATCCAAATTCATTCTATATGACAATCAATTCCTGACAGTAGGGCCTTTCTTTTCTCCACTTGATGGTGGTGAGTTATGGGTGCATTTAAATGCTCAGCTTGGTGATGGCGATATTGCTAATGCAAGAATTGAATTTTGGAAGGTTGATGAGAATAACAATGAAGTAGCTGGAACAAGAGAGTCATTCAATAGAGGATTCCCATCTGCACCAAAGACAAAAACATATTACCTAACGGAAAAGTTCAAGCCGTTGGCTGGATATGGAAGATATGCACTTCAATTAACTCGATTAGAAAACAGTAATGACCACAGCATTCTTAAGCTAGAAGAGGTCTTTATTGTTAGAGAGAGGATTAACGAAGTACATGAAGAAGATACGCTTGTTAAAGTAACAGTGAGGGCAACAGAAGCACCAACAGGAGCAAGGGAGCGTAAATATAACGCACTAGCCACGCGCCATGTTATTAGTTACGACATGAACAGTCGTCGTGTTGATTATACTTTACGACCATCGCGATCATTTGCTGATGCTGTCGCTCACACTTGGTTAGTCACCGCTGGACAGCCAGAAAGCACCATAGATTTATATGGTTTGTATTCAATCTATGAATCACTTCCAGATAAGCGTTTAGGATATTTTGATTACACGTTTGATGATGAAGATGTATCGCTAGGTCAGCGTATAGAAACAATATGCAATGTTGCTCGTGTTATTTCATTTTGGGATAACGGCGTACTTACATTTACTCGTGAGGAGGAAAAACAATATCCATCTGGAACTTTTAATAGAGCAAACACGACAGGAAATGGATTCTCACTCTCTTATGATATGACGATGCCAAGTGGTAATGATGGTGTTGAAATAGAATACGTAAACCCTAAAACCAACAAAAAGACCTACCTTAAATATCGTATTGAAGATAACAAAATAGTTAACAATCCAGCTAAAAACCCTAACAAAATAACCATTCACGGTTGTCGCAATGAGTATCAAGCGATAGATAGGGCGCTATTGGAAATGGATAGGCTAATACATCAGCGCATGAGTATAAGCGTGCAAACCCTCGCAGATGGTGATTATGTTTATCCAGGTGACTTAATTATTGTTGCTGACACATACGATAAGAATCAACAGGCTGGTTATATAGTTGAGAGGATCGGAAATCAATTTTCAACAAATGAAAAAGTTGTCTTTGATGGTGAGATGTTTGTTTGTATCACTGATCACCTAGGTAATACGACAGAAAGATTTAAAGCTATACCGAGAAGCGATACAGCTTACGGGTTTATCGCCGACATACCTGACATCCAGCTAAATATCTATGACGGCATGAATATTCAATCTCCGTCACGTTACGTTATATCCAATATCGTTGAAATGGACTCAATGAGGTGGATTGTAAGCGACAAAAAGCCTAATGCAGACGGAACTTTCAGCATTACAGCAAGTGAGTATTTTTCTGCAAAGAAAGATTACAACGTTTAATTAAATTCATTTCAACCATAGCCAGCCTAAGTGCTGGCTTTTTTATTGGGAAAAATTATGTCTACAATTCCAACACAAAATCCAGTTCCAAGTGAAGCAGCGAGTGATCTTAAGTACAACGCAGGTAAAATTGACGAGTTTGCTACTTCACACAATCAGCATTTCATAGACCGCTTTGGCACAAAAAGATATACAATATATGGCATTAACTATTTATCAAAACAGGCAATGCTTAACTATGGCTATATCACGAAGAAGTCTTTTGAATCGGGTAATACCCTCATCAATCCTAACGATGTTCTTCTCTGGGAAAGTAATGGCGAATACTACAGATGGGATGGTGAACTCCCCAAAGTAGTTAGCGCTGGATCAACACCAGATTCAACAGGAGGTCTTGGTGATGAGAAGTGGAAAAGTGTTGGTGATGCAACATTAAGGACGGAGCTTGCATCTCAAGATGGCGCTAAGATAATTGGTGTTGATAATGGGGTTACGCTACATGATTTTTATTCTTTTTATAAAAAACACGACAATCCATCCTTTAACACGCAACATGAAGCATCGAAATATGATGGGGAATCTAATCAAATCCGTGTGATGGGGTGGAAAGAATTTGGCGATGTTGGGGCTGGTATTTTTATTATTGACCCACATCAGGAGTACGACACTCAAGACAATCCAGATCGGTTTAAAAATACATTAACAGGTAAATACTGGATACGTATTTTAGATTATTCCATAAACCCATATGTTGGATTAGAAAATGCGTCAATTATTAAAGCCTCAGAAAAGAAAAATAACTCCCCATGGAAACAATTAGCTCCAATTAATATTCTTGGTGATTCAATAACATACGGTTACTTCTCAAGCTACGATGGCCCACAGAAAACAGCGAAAAGTTATGGCGGTGGTTTGTTTTATCACTCTTGGACAAGTATTTTTGCACGAATGATGGCTGCTGAGAATGGAAGTCAGTGCTATAAAGGGTTTATTCCATTACCGCTAGGTTATGGGGATGACTGGGATATTTTTTCACAGGTATCTAAAGTTGGGAACTGGTCAATAAAGGACGACGGGCAGTATGCTAGTAATTTATATAATGGAGCTACATATCAGTCTTCCGATAACAATGCTGAATTAGTTTATAAAATTCCTGCTACATTCGATGAAGTTCAGTTTTTTATATGTAAACAGCCCAATGGTGGTCAGTTAACCATAAGCTTAAATGGTGAAATTTGGAAAGTAATAGATACATCTAGTGATGATGTTGCTAATGAAGTAATAAAAACAACGATGAAATCCAATAAACAAGGAAGTATGATCGTTGGTTTCAAAAAGACAGACAGCACAACAAATCCAGTAGGCATAAGTGGTATTGGTATTGATAACGTAAAAACATTTACTTCAGATACCCCGCGAGGCGGATCTGTTAATCAATTTTCCATACCAGGCAGGACATTATCCAGTGTTAGTGAGAATGTTATTCGTGACTGCGCAAATAACGCAAGCGCATTAATCTTAGCTCTCGGTTTTAATGATAAAAATATTAGTTATGACTCACCAGAGAATATACAAAAAAGATTAGATTTCTCCAAACGTATTGACTGGATTATAAAATATTGCAACCAATACAATACCCCACTTATAGTTCCAGATTTTACCTGGTCACTTGAGTCGTGGAGATTTACCCGCAGGGAGCTAAGAAGAGCAGCGATGGAAACAGGGGGTGTGTATATACCACTTCCTGATATGTTAATTAAAGGCAGAATATCCACAGAGGATGAAAGAACAAATAGACTCAGAATGTGGTTTGATGGCGCTCATCCAAACAGAAACGGTCAGCAGTGGATCGCAGAGATGATCGCTAAATATCTTGGATTGGGGTGTACAACAAAGAAAGATGCCATCTGTAATCATGATTACTGGATAGCTCTAGACTTAAAAGACACTTGGTCAAATGTTAATAATGCCCAAAACTGGAATAATGCATCTTATAAAGTATGCAATGGGTACATTGAAGTTAGGGGGCTTCTACAAAAAACTGATAACTCAGAAATATCTGTGACATCCCATCTAATAACAAATAACAATGAGATTTTCAGGTCTGAAATAAAACCACCTATATTCCTCAGTACCGTAAATAAAGTGACACCTTTCGAAACAAAAGAAACGGAAAATACGCCATCTGTAATGTCAAGACTTGGTTACAATGGGGAATTCAGTGTAAGAATGCATAAATCTGGGAATAAAGGAATTAGTGGCAGCTGTGTGTTCGAGTATAGTAACTATGATGCGTGATGAAACTGCCTACTGAATATCACCTTTACAAATAAAAAACCACCTCCACTGGAGGTGGTAATATTTTATCCGGTAAAAACTTTTTTCATTACTGATGATATTTTTTTATTATTAACATATTTTAATATGAGTTTTACCATTAGATACTGTACTGTAACTACGGAGATTGTAACAACAGAAACAAAAACCCATCTAATTAAATAATCATTGAACATTCTAGTTTTTATAACATGCTCAACAATAGGTATATGCCACAAATATATCCACATAGTATTTGATGCAATAAATGTTAAGATAGCGCTATTGAAATTTATTTTAGTATAAATAAAGTCAACAGTTTTATATAAAATAATGCTAATAGTAATGGCATAAAATATATATTGAGATAAAGGTGGGTATTTCCAGCTTTGTGGGTGAAAGCCATTGTAATAGCAAGTTAAAGAAAATAAAAATGATGATATAACTAAGATAAAAAATAACATTTTTTTACTTGTAGATCTAACACAACAATAACCAGTAATAAACATAAGGCCATAACTAATTGCTGGTATTATGATATCAGTTATAGTAAATAATTTATAGTTAATTAGATTTTTTTCACCAAGAATACTTATAAAAATAACGGAAAACAAAAATATAAAGAATGACACATACTCACCGAATTTATTAATAATAAATAAACGGGGGTGAGTATTGCAACTAAAAGAAATATTCTAATAATCCAAACATATCCAAATCCTTCATATAAAGTAAATGATGATATGATTTTTTCTAGGTTAAGGTATTTTTGCATGTATTCAATGTTAAATAAATAAATACAGATAAAATAAAAAGAAAGAAACACCCAAACTGGCAATACAAGTCGTATAAATCTAGAGGATAAGTACGAAGTAAATTTAACATTACTTTTGCCAGCGACTAGAAAACAGCAACCAGATAAAAAAACCATCATAGGAACATCAAACGTTCTAAATTGAGATATCTCCACAGGAGCTCTTACGTGAGCAAATAAAATAAGTAATATTCCAATTGTTTTTAATGTATCAATTGTTTTATTCCGTTGTATCAT